GATTATATCCTATCCGAAGATAAACTCCATATGGACATACCCGGCATGATGAAAGGCCGTACAGGTAATACGCCGACAATTTTCACTCTCCATCATGTAAATTTTGACAAAGACCTTGTAAATGGTATGCTTCCTCAGCCCCAGTATGGCGATGTTGCTATAGCTGGTCCACTTACAGGTGATTTTTCAGGACTTAGTGCTGTTTGGGCTACATCTGGCAATTCTAAAGACCTTGTAGTTAACGCTTCTGCACATCAATCTGGCCATGAATTCTTCCCGGCAGGTTATGATTCAAAATCTACTACTACTGGATCCGGTATAGACCCGGTTAAATTCCGTTTAAATGGGTATTCCGGCTCGCCTGTTAATGTTGTATTAAATCAGGTTCACCCCCATAATACACCATTTAACCTTCCTATTTCTGGCTCAAATATCTCTGCTGGTCTTTCAATACTTGTTCTCCGTCAAGCTGAAGCCCTCCAGAAGTGGAAGGAAATTACGCTTTCTGGAGACTCCGATTATAAAGAACAGATTAGCAAGCATTGGAATGTTCCATCGTCTCAGTATAATTCATATCGTTGTCAATATCTCGGTGGTTTCGCCCGTAATCTTGATGTATCCGAGGTAATTAATACCAATCTTCAAGGAGAAGACGGCGTGGCTGATATTGCCGGTCGAGGTCTTTCTGCTTCTAATGGTAAGATTCACTTCAAAAACAATGACCTTTACGGTATAATAATGTGTATCTATCATGCAAAACCTCTTGTAGAATGGAATTCATTGAATATACTCCATCCCTGCTTGACAAAGGTAAAATCTACGGATTATGCTATTCCTGAGTTTGATAGTATTGGTATGCAGCCTCTTCTTCGTTTGAATATTATGTACGCTGGAAATTCTCCTACGGTTCCCGCAGGTTATGTTCCTCGCTATGCTGAATATAAGACGGATTTGGATATGTACAAAGGTTCTTTTGCAACAACGAATGTGAATTGGATTCTGCCCCACACCCTTACTACGGTTAGTCAGACACAAGCCCCACTCACTTATCGTGCGTTCAAGGTACCCCCTACGATTTGTGATAATATGTTTATCGCAAAAGTTGATAATACAACAAGTACAGACCAATTGTTAAATACTATTTATTTCGATGTAAAAGCCGTCCGGAATCTTTCTCGCGATGGTATGCCGTATTAATATGAAAAAAGAATATATCTGGCTTATAATAGCCGCTTTATGTTTGGTAGTAGGTGCATGCACCATTACCATTCAAGTACAGAAGAATAATACAAACAGTAGTTTTGAAAATTCTTCTACGAGTTCAAATAGCGCAGATTCTGCAAGTGTTGACTTAAAAATTAATTAATATGTTTCAAGAAATTAGGCCCTTTGGCACAATCATTCAAGACCCTGTTGGTGTAGATTCGATATCTATTACAACCCAACCCACCGAGTTGGACGATTTTTATCATGAGAAAATCGAGGTGCTTCCAGGTGAGTCCATAACCTTTATTACTACGGACATTTCGCTTTTGTTTAATCAACAGCGTTTAATGCAAGCTTCCCCCTTAGCTTTAGACCGTTTGGTGAACAATCTTAAAAGCGCCCGTCCTGACGCCCTGAAAGGTTATACTGATGAACAATTAGCTTCTGCCGTCAAATCTCGTTATATACAGTCTGCCGCAGATATGCAAGACTATATGCGCACTGTCATGATGAATATGGATGAGGAAGTTGCTAACATTCAAATGAAACTCGCAGAACAACAAAATGCTCAAGGTTCTACGTCTCAGGAATCTGAGAGCTCCACTGAATGAGTTTCTGGACAGCCCTGGGCGCTGGTGTCTCTGGCCTTTTTGGTATAGGAAATTCTTTACTGAATGCATCCTCTCAAAATCAAGCCAACAAATACAATCTTCAAGCACAGCGTGAGACGAACCAAGCTAACATGGCGATTAACCAATCGCAACTTGATTATGCAAGTAAGATGTACCAAGACCAAGTCGCCCAGCAATGGAAAATGTTTAATACAACCAATGCATACAATTCACCATCAGCGCAAAAACAAAGGTATCTTGATGCCGGATTGAACCCTTATATGATGATGGGCAATCAACCCGCAGCTTCAGCCTCTTCTATGCCTGCTGCAGGTGTTCCTAGCCAATTGCCTATGCAGGCTGGTCGTATTGAAGCTTTCAATCAATGGAACCTAGGTAAAGGCTTAAGTGATGCAGGCATGTTTGCAAACATAGACGCTACCATGGCATCTGCAGAGAAGTCTAAGGAGGAAACCCATGGTATAGCTCTTCAAAATGAGTATTTCCGCCGCAATCAAGAAGCTGACCTTGCAATAAAAATTTTAACAGCTAAAAATCTCGACAAGGATGATAAGCGTAAATTGCTAAGTAATAACCTTTTTGAAGATACTTATTACTCTCAGGTGCTGAAATCTAGGTTAGAGCCGCATATGATGCAATATACGATGAATCATCTACAGTCTCAGATAGATTTGAATCAGGTAGAGACTCAAATTCAGAATCTTAATCTCGATACTGGTCGCCAAATGCAACCATTGCAGCTCAGACGTGCGGCTCGTGAAATTGAGGAGATATGCTCCCGTCGCGATTTGAACTACGCTCGAAAAAAGGAAGCTGTTGCAAACGCTCTTGTACAAGGCCAAAATTACAAGAATATGCCGAAATACAAAAAAGAAGACGTTCAAAAAATGGCCAATTCTATCGTGTCAGAATATGTAGTTATGCCTGAAGAGTGGAATCAAACATTTCGTGGTATTAATGATGTACTGAACGCCGCAGGAAAAGCCGCTGATATTTTCTCTATCGGCCGATTTTTCCGCCCAAAAGGCAAGAAATCTTCGCCTGTTGAAGGAATTCCCGCTCCTGTTTGGTATCAGTAGTTTCGTTTCGTTGAGTAGGAGAGCATTTCGCCCTCCTACTTTTGTATGGTGTCGCCAACTGCATAGCCCCCAAATTTTTTTTCTTTTTTCTTTTGACAAGCTAAAATTTGGCATGGAGTAGATTAGGACAATCAGTTGGCATAATTTAATAGAAGCGTAGCGCCTGTTAAATTATGGTAACGCCTATTGGCCTAATATACGGAATACCTACCTTTGCTTTTCAAAATAAATAAGAAATAAAATTTACCATCAGCACACCATATTTAAGAGTAAATTCAGCGCCGCCGGAGTGCGAAAAAGGAAATGTCAAAAACGTAAAGCAAGCCGTCGTAGCGGCGTGCGTTTTTGATATTTCCCGCGCTCCGGCTAAGCCTCTTCTTACCCTTGTATTTGGATTGTGAAACCACCACTATTTCCGGAACGGCAAAATCTTCCCCCATCAATTTTGCTCTCTCCTCTTGGCCTACTTATGAAATAGTGACTAACTCTTGCATATTTAAGATGTATTTCCTATCTTTGCACCATGAGTTGCTTGCATCCTATAGAAATTGTAAATGCAGCAGGGAATTTGCTTCATGTTCCTTGTGGAAAGTGTTATGCATGTTTGAATAAGAAACGCTTTGATAATCAAGCAAAGGTTGACCTTCACATGCAAAAGCACAAGTACAATTTATTCTTCACTGCAACATATTCCGATAGGTATCTCCCTACGTACAAAGTGTCTCGTGTGTCTAATTCTCGTATGGTGATAGAGCAAAAAACAGAACGTCAACTTTTTAACGACCCGTTCATGCATAAGCTTTGTTTTACGTACAAGTCAGAGGAAGATAAGCGTTTATATGAACTCCCCTTTCAGCGCAAATATCATCCTACTCGTAAAAATAGGCGTGCTCATGTAGGCACTCATTTTGATTTGATTCATCAACACGACTCCTTCGGTGTTCTTTCAAAAAGAGATATTCAATTATTTTTAAAATCAATACGAAATGAAACAGTTAGAAAACAAAAAGGTGGAATTCTCCGAGGTTCTTGTAAGTTCTCCTACTATATTTGTGGCGAATATGGACCCGAACGCTTTCGCCCGCATTACCATGGTATCATCAGCACCAACGATGAAGAGTTCGCAAAGTTCCTATCCGAAGCTTTACCTAAAATTTGGACATTGGGTGATTTGCGTATCGAGTATTCCAAAGGAAGTTCCGCTGGAAACTATTGTGCGGGATACGTTAATAGCTTTGCACGTTTACCTAAAATATACAGCTACAAACGTTTTCGGCCTTTCGTCCTCCATTCTACGTACTACGGTTATTCACCGGCTGAAGACCTTAATAAAGATATCGCAGAAATTACCTATCAATATCTTGCTGAACGAAACTATCTCATTAATGGTAAGTTACGTACAATTTCTCCCTCCCTTTCGTTTCAACATCATTTATTCCCCCGATGTTTTAGATATGACGAAAGCCCTGGGTATGTCCTTTTCTTACGGTATACACTCGTATCTCGATTGGCTGACGCGATTAGGCGCGAATCAGGAGTCTACCCTGAGTCAATCTCTGAAATGATTTCTTATTTAAATACAGGTAGGACAAAATATGATATATCTATTGCTTCTGGAGGTTATACTCTCAACTATCTTTTTCGTGGCAGCTCTAATATTTCTAGTGCTGTCCGTTCGGCGCTCTATTTATCTTCCCGATTTTTTCGGTTGTGTGACCGCTACAATCGTTCTCCTCGTGAGTATTTTGATATTATACGACGATATTATGAGGACAAGTCATCCGCAGACTATCTTCGATTTTGTAGGAGTAGAGCTTCTAGGCCTATAGACTATCCTCTCGAGGACTATGTATTTGATTACACAAATATTTCATCTGAATCTGACCCCGCAATGTATTTGAAATCCGATATTCCGGACAAACGTTCTTCTTTTAAGCGGCTTTTTTATCTATCTTCATTTCTTGGTAAGGATTTCTACGATTTAGCTAGACATAATTCATCCTTCCAGAATAGCTATAGGTATAAGGAGCTATATATGAATCATTCTCGCACTTTTGAGAACTCTATAAAACATAAAAAACAAAATGAAAAAAATTGCATTTTTGAATAAAAAGTCTATTGTATTTGACTTTAATGAATACCCCGATAGGGAGTCTATAGAATATCTGGTCCATGTATCATTTAAAGGTAAGCCTTATGATTGCATGATTTTTTCAGATTTTGAAGATTTGATTACGTATGCCCGTTCTCATGAATCTTACGGACTGACTTACGAAGTTGTGATGCGCGCCACCACAGAGTATCAGTGCAAGATTTCTTTTGATGGCGAGCTACCTTTTTAATAACTATTTAATTTTTATTTTATGGCAAACATCATGGATTTTAAGTCGGTGAAAAATAACGTTCACCGCGCCGGGTTTGACCTTTCCTCCCGTATGTGTTTTACTGCAAAGGTTGGAGAGATGCTTCCGGTTAAGTATTGGGATTTATTACCTGGTGACTCCTTTGAAATTGATGGTAAAAGTTTTATGCGAACTCTCCCGGTCCAGAAGGCTACATTTGGACGTATTCGCGAGTATTATGATTTTTACTTTGTTCCATACAACCTTCTTTGGGATAAATTTGAATCATGGATTGTTCAAACTAAAAACGCCTATCACGCTAAAAGCAACCTAGCTGCTGCGGATAATTTTACCACATCTCCGTATTTGACGGATACTGATATTGTAGGCGCTCATTCTTCAATGGGCTCTAATGAATCTCAAGCGTATCTTGATTATTGGCATGTAGGTACGGATAAAGCAAAATATGCTCAAGGAGATATGTCAAAACTTCTCACTTATCTTGGCTACCCTGTGACTATAGCTCCTTCCGGTGTAGAGAATGTTGCATTATCCCCATTCCCCCTTTTGGCATATCATAAGATATACCAGGACTATTTCCGTTTTTCTCAATGGGAAGACGCTGCTCCTTGGACTTATAATCTGGATTATATCCTATCCGAAGATAAACTCCATATGGACATACCCGGCATGATGAAAGGCCGTACAGGTAATACGCCGACAATTTTCACTCT